TAAAGGACATGTTACGTATCTGTAAACGTGCTATGTCTACAGTTACATCATTCTCCTTATGTACCTGTTCACTCACTCGGTACTTAAATGTAAAGGGTATACCTGCGAATACTGATTTACCTGCTGCTAGTTGTGTAGCAACATCACTCGAAGTAATGATCTTACCTGTCTCTAATATGTACTGTGCAGTATTATCAGTATAAGGTAATGTAGTTGTACCTCCTGTTTTAAGTTCTACCCTCCGATCTAAATGTATACTCTGGTTATCATCCATCACTGATGATGCAGGGTCAGAAGAGAGTGTTAGTTTCTCTAAGAATAAACTATTACTTCTCCTAATAAGAAGATATACATCTGAACCTAAGATAGAAAAAGAAAGTATAGTTCCATCAAAGATCCATTTAGACCAGGATGACTGAAGTTTCTCTGAGCCTGACCAAAAGTACTTATATACGTAAATGTTCTTTTGATCTGTATTGGCTAATGCTAAGAGTATCTCCTCGTTAGATGAGGAGGCTAACTGTATAATGTTACCATCGATGTACTCAGGTACATGTGCGGTTACCTCTTGTGCATCTGAGGTCTCCGTAGAGATATCTAAGAAGTACTCACGTACACCTGAAAAATCACCACGTTTAAAAGGAAAGTAAACGTACCTACCTGCTGGTACTGGTTTAGCCTTTGTGTCAGTCTCAAAGTTAGTTGCTATATCAATGGATACTGATGTAGGGGTAAGTAGTTCTCCTGCGGTAACCTTGAACTGCTGAAGGTCTGAGAATATAAGTAGACTTTCGTTAAAAGGAATTGCGTGTCGTAGTATGGATACCTGATTATTTGATACTGCAACATCAATTGGTTCACTATCTAAGATAGTTAAAGTTGTAGTAGTGAATAAATTGTAGAACCCACCAGACTCACTAAAGATTACATTCTCGTCACTCAAGAAACCTAAACGATTCCTAAAGAAGAACACATCGTTGATCTCGAAATCAGTAAACGATGGGAAAGGATTGGTATCTATATTACCAACCTTACGTTCTACCCAAGGTGACTCTTCTAATACAAAGTATACTTTATTACCATCGAATTGTTTCTTTAGTTGGTGAGGCATTGTACTAGCATCAAAGCTAGTTTTATAGGCATCTGTGGTTTCACTAGCATACCTTGGTAGTAATGTTTCCTTCCAGGTGTCACCATTCCAATATACATAGTAATCATCCTGTGCTTTCTGAGTATCACCACCAACCTTAATGGTAAAACCTAAACCAGTATCGTTATAATCATTAGAAGCAATATCATTAACAGTATCTCTAACATAACCTTTTTTTGCTTCAGCAGGTAAAGTAGCAGGTAGTTTACCAAAGGAGGACACTTGTTTATGTCCTATAAATACATCTATATCTTCGTTACCACGACCATCAGATACCTCTATATCAAAGTCTGTATCTGATGCTAAATAAATATAATTAGATCCAGCAGTATCATCGTGTATTGTATACCAATTACCAGTTATACCTGTAGTTGCTTCAATAGATGCTTTATCTAAATGTGCATTAGATATATCTAAGTCTGTAATAACATCTCTAGCGGGATCACTACCTGTTGCTGGATCAGTAGCAACTAACCCAGAAGCTCCAGTGGCTAGTGCTTTAGCAATTGTTTGTGTACTAACTGTTGCTTGGTTGTTAAGTTGAGTGGTTTCTGGAGTAGCTCCAGTAGCTCCAGTAGTATTACTTTTAATTACACCATCAGGTGTTTCTACAGTAACTGTATGTGTACCAGTACCTTGTGTAATCTTAACGCTATACTTAGATTTATAATCACCATTCTTTACATAGATGTATGCTTCGTATGGCCTCTCGTGTGAATAAGTAGCTCCTTTGGTTACTGTCTTTTTCCTATTAAGTAAGAAAGTAAAGTCAGCAACAGTTGTAGCACCAAAGGTTTCTTGTGCTGTGAAACCTGAGGGTACATTGAAGTATGCAAGGGAAGGCTCATGTATTTTATAACAAGTAATACCTGAATTATTTACAGTGGTGCTAGGTGTAAAAGTATTTTCTGCTAATAATATTTCTGTATTAGGAGATGACTGTGGAGCAACAGCAGTAAAAGTACCATTAAACGTACTATCACTAGCACCTTCAATTACAATTTTATCACTAGTAGCTAAATTCTCTCCACTTCTATCTTCACAAGTTATTGTAGCTACACCACTAGAGTTAGACGTAATTGATGTTACATTTAATTTATTAATAACTTTAGCATGAACAGGTATTTCATTACCAGCGGTAGCCGATGTTCCATCTACAGGTATATACTTACCAATCAAATCGTATACCTTAAGACTTTGATCAGACATTACAGTTACGTATGCCTCAGTCTCGTCCCTCTGTATCGTATGGATAAAAGCACTACTATCAGTAAAGTTGGTATCGATTTCTGCTATGTGTTGAGTTCCAGGTCTCTTCTCTAACCCACGTACTACCGAAGATAAACCATTCTCTTGGATCTCCCCTTGGGTAGGTAGTCTTAACGATGGTGGTTGTTGTGACACACCATTGATTAAGTTAGGGATAGCTCCAGATACTAACGGCATATTACGATGATGTTGCGGTGAGTGTATTGGTTATGTAGTGCTCACTATAGATGTTTCTATCTAAGGGAGCGAAGGTGTCGTAGTTGTCAAAGATATTAAAGTCAGCAGTCTCTGCTTGGTAGTCTTGTAGTTCTATATATGCTTGTTGTTCATCGACTAGTTGAAACCCATGTATATTAGGGGAACTCAAGACTCTATCTTGGAAGATACGTGCAGAACGTATTGTAATATAACGTCTAGCTACTTCAGGTATATCAGTAAAGTCTAGGAGTATTACTGCATCTACTATTACATTGTCAGTAAACGTAAAGGTATTACCTATCCTATCGTATAACTTACGTCCTCTCTCAACTATATCTTTAGTGTTAGAACGTAGGGTTGTTCTAGTGTCCACACGTAAGTAGTTTGTAGGTAATACTATTTGGTTATCAGTGTTAGGACTTAAGGTTACTTTTAAGTCTGTATTAAATATCCAACCCTTACTCTGTGTTTCTTTGTTAACACTCTCTAGGATAGTTTCGGCTAACTCAGCATCTTCTAATCCTGATATCAATGAGTTAACTGGTGCTTCACCAATACTCGTGAGCATTACGTTAACTGCTTCTAGTTTAGTTGTGGGTTGTAGTGTAGCCATTGGTTAGTAACGATTACTTTTAATTACTTTTTTCTTTTTCTTTTTTTTCTTCTTTTTCTTATACTTAGAAGTAGGATCATCAGATACAGTTGCACTTCCTAAGTTACCTTTAAAAATAGAAGAGTGTGAAGGTAAAGAACTTTTCTTTTTAATCTTTAAGTTATCCATAGGTATTTAAATGAAAAAAGGGCAGAGCAAGCCCGAACACTTGATGCCCTTTAAAATGGATGCAGTCCTTAATTAGCCAGTTGCGTGCATAGACTTACAAGCTACTGCCATAGCAGGACGGAGTACATCGTGCCCCATCGCATATTTGGACACGACTAGAGTACCTTGTCGATCAATCTGGTACTCTGATTCAACAGCCAAGTCCATGAGCTTAACAGTTGCTACAGCATCTTTGGACATGACAAAGAAACGGATCTTCTTGACCTCATCAATAAGATCGACAGCACCTCCTGCATCGGTACCACCATCGGCACCTACATTACTACCTTTGTTAATAGAAGCGGTATAATCAGGATCACCATCGTTTACAATATTGTAAGCAGCGTTTCTTCCTGATTCTCCACTTAAAGGTACTGGTCCTGTCGTAGCATTTCCAGTGGACCCAGCAGCACTTAAGTTAAAGATTGAGTTACTCCAATCTCCTGCTGAATTATAGGAACCAAAGTGAGGTGTGGTTACAACTGGAATACCTGCAATTGTTGGTAATTGCATACCTCCAATTGAACCTGTACCACCAAAGTCTCTATTAAATACAGCAAGATCAGTTGCTGTAGTACCACTAGCAGTACTATCGAAAAGGTCGTAGAATGAGTCAGTGCTCATTACACAAACTAATCCATCGAGAGGTGCTCCGATCTTCTCAAGTTCTCGCCTCGCATCCATAATTGCTTTAACGATAAACTTAGGTTTTCGGGAGTCACTCCCATCAGCAGTAGAACCAATGGTAATGTTTGCAGAGAAGTCTTCTTGATCAAATGATTTATAGTTGTTGATCAACTTAGAAGCACGTTCTACGTTAGTTGCTAAAGAAGCCTTAGTAAGAATACGTAAAATATTCTGATCAGCTACTTTTGAAAGTCCGTATCCTGCTTCCTGAGTGTACACATTCCTCACATCGTAGTGTTGAATTGCTTCATCAATACGAGGGATAAACTGAGCGTTAATCAAGAGGTCATCAATGGTGACGAGTCTCTCTGAGTGACTAGCGTTTGCATCAGGAGCAATACGATTTCCAGGGGTGTGGTAAGCAGCATCCCTATATTTACCAGTCATGATAAACTGAGCTTCTTTACCCTTAGAGATGGTTCTTACTCTACCGAGAGGCATCATTACGTTCCTAGTCTGGAACGCAGTCATAACCTCACCTGCGTACAATTTTAAAAATAGTTCTCTGGGATCTGACCCAG